CAGATTTCTTGATGGTGATGACACAGCAAAAGAATGGCTCGAAGGCGTTGAAGATGTTATGTACCAAGCATTTTCTAGGTCAAACTTTCAAGAACAAATACATGAGTTGTACCATGATCTAATTACTTTTGGTACTGGGGTTATGTTTGTTGAATCTGATGATGAGTTTCAGTTAAAATTTTCAACCAGGCATATATCAGAATGTTATTTATCAGAAGATGAAAATGGCCGAGTAGATACAGTTTATAGAAAATTTAAGATGCCAGCTAGAGCAGCCATAGCTCGTTTTGGTGAAACAGCTGTGCCGCAGCGTGTCGCTAAGTTAATGCAAAAGAATCCTTATGAAGAAATAACTTTGCTTCATGCTGTATTTAAAAGAGATGAAAGAGATATAACCAGGATAGATTCACTAAATAAACCTTTTGCTTCTGTTTATTTAGATCCAGATGAAAAGAAAATTTTGTCTGAAGGCGGATTTGACGAGTTTCCCTACACAGCACCACGATTTTTAAAAGCCAGTTTTGAAATTGGCTATGGTAGATCACCAGCTATGACAGCTTTGCCAGACATAAAAATGTTAAATAAAATGTCTGAAGTTACAATTAGGGCCGCCCAAAAACAAGTTGATCCTCCACTACTTGTTCCAGATGATGGTTTTATTCTCCCCATTAGAACAATACCTGGCGGCCTTAATTTTTATAGATCTGGATCAAGGGATAGAATAGAGCCGCTAAACATAGGCGCAAACAATCCATTAGGTTTAAATATGGAAGAACAACGTAGAAAAGCTATCCAATCGGCTTTCTACGTTGACCAGTTAATCCTTGGCCAAGGGCCACAGATGACAGCAACAGAAGTTGTCCAGCGTACTGAAGAAAAGATGAGATTGTTAGGGCCAGTATTAGGAAGATTGCAAGCTGAATTACTACAGCCACTTATTACTCGTTGTTATAATATTTTAGCCAGGCAAGAAGCTTTTGAAGTTGCGCCAGAATTTATGCAGAATATTGATATAGAAATAGAATATGTATCACCTCTAGCCAAAGCGCAAAGATCTGGTGATGTGCAATCAGCACTACGTTTACTGGAGTTAATGCAGCCACTTGTAGGTGTAGATCCAAGCATTATTGATTATTTAGATTCAGATGGTCTAACCAAACATATGGTCAAAGCTTTATCTGTACCAGCTACAGCCATTCGAGGTGATGAAGAAGTTGCCGAGATACGACAAAGAAGGGCAGCGGTACAAAAACAGCAAGCAGAAATGATGCAAGCGCAGCAAGTGGCAGAAGCAGCTGGTAATGCAGCGCCAGCATTACGAGCAGTTAACGCTACAAACGAGCAAGCGCAATGAGCATAGAGGATCTTAGAGCAGCTTACAGAACATTATTAAATACTGAAGATGGCCAGATTGTAATGAAAGATCTGCAAGCCAGGTATCACATTAACGGATCTACATTTTCACAAGATCCTAACGAAACAGCCTACAGAGAAGGGCAGCGAACTGTAGTCTTATTTTTATTATCAATGCTGCAAGAACCAAAAACTAGAGAGGACATAGTAGAAACATGAGTGAAGAAGCCCAGGTAGCGGAAGCTCCAGTAGATGCTGGACAAGCTCCGTCTGCGCAGCCAGTACAGAATGATTGGCGCTCAGATATTCCAGAAGATATAAGAAGTCATAAATCATTAGAAACTATCCAGGATGTAGGATCATTAGCTAAATCTTATGTTAATGCACAGTCTATGATAGGTGCAGATAAGGTTGTAAAACCTGGTAAATTTGCCACATCAGACGATTGGAACAGTTTTTATGACAAAGTTGGTAGGCCAGCAAGTGCTGATGACTACCAATTAGAGAATAAACTAGCCGAAGGCCAATCAGAAAACGCTAATATGGTAAATTGGTTCAAGAAAACAGCGCATGAAGTAGGATTGTTACCTCACCAAGCGCAGAATTTGCTAAATAAATATAACGAATTTAGTGGAAGCCAGGTTCAACAATCAGCAAATGTTACTGAAGATCAAATAAACCAGGTATCATTAGAGCTAAAAAAGGAATATGGCCAGGCATTTGACGATAGAATGGCTGTTGGAAAAGGTGTTTTAGACAATTTTAGCGCTATTCCAGTAGAGGAATTTGAAGATTTAACACTTAGTAATGGTATGAAACTAGGGGATCATCCAGCAATTATTAAGACAATGGTTAATATAGGACAGTATATGAAAGAAAAAATGGGTGAAGATACACTGGCTGGTGTTAAAACAACTGGCGGATTATCACCTAATGAAGCTTCTGAAAAGCTGGCTGAACTTACACAACCAAGCTCACCTTACTGGGATGCAAAACATCCACAGCATAGTTTTTACGTTGATGAAGCTATGAGATATAGGGAGCTGGTATAATGGATGAAAGAGAATTTAGGCTCGAAGTTTTGAGAATGGTACTCGAAACTGGATCTGGTAGGATTATAGATGATCCACTAGAAAGAGCTGACAAGTATTTGCATTGGTGCGGAAAGGGAGATAAGCCAGATGGTCCTTCCAAGAAAGGCACTAGCAAAGTAGTCGAGATAAGCAAAGGCCCTCGCAACAACAAATAACTTACGTCTGGATTCCCCAGGTAGCGTTTTAATTTTAATCTTAAACTAACGGAGAAAGTGAAATGAGTTCACAAATCACTACCGCTTTCGTTAATCAGTTTAGTTCTAACGTACAGTTATTATCGCAGCAAAGAGGTTCTTTGCTCCGTGGTTCTGTATCCGAGGAATCTGTAACTGGTGAGAAAGCATTTTTTGACCAGGTAGGTGCAACCGCTGCGGTCAAAAGAACATCAAGGCATCAAGATACACAGATCCTTGATACACCTCATTCAAGACGAATGGTAACTATGGATTCTTATGAGTGGGCGGATCTTATCGATGATGCTGACAAAATAAGAATGTTAATTGATCCTACATCAACCTATGCTCAAGCAGCTGCTGCGGCAATGGGAAGATCAATGGATGATGCAATTATTACTGCCGCAACTGGTACAGCAAAAACTGGATCAAGCGGAAGCACTGATACTTCAATGCTTGCTGGTAATATTATTGCTCATGGATCAGCTGATTTAACTATAGCAAAGCTAATCAATGCAAAGAAAATTTTGGATGAAGGTTCTGTTGATCCGTCTATTCCAAGATACATTGCGGTAGCTCCAGCTCAAGTTGAAGCACTACTTGGTACGACACAAATAACATCAAGCGATTTTAATACTGTGAAAGCGCTTGTTGCTGGTGAAGTCGATACATTTATGGGTTTTAAATTCATAATGTCTACTAGGCTAGGTGTAGCTTCCAGCATCAGAACTTGTTTTGCATGGGCTGAAGATGGAATCAAAATGGCTGTTGGAAAAGACGTAATGGCGAAGATTGATGAGAGAGCAGACAAGTCCTACTCAACTCAAGTCTTTTATTGTTCAACTTTTGGTGCAACACGAATGGAAGAAGCAAAAGTCGTTTCTATCCTTTGTGATGAATCAGCTTAATTGGGAGATAGAAAATGACAACATTAAATTCTGATCTCGTAGCCAATTTTGAAGCTACATACACAATGAGTGATGCTGGTTTGTTAACTGGAACAACTAGAATTGCTCAAGGCACTATCGAATTAGCGGCTGGAGATAGCACAGACAATGATATTGTTATGTTAGCTCCAATACCAACTCACGCTAGAATAAGCTCGTTAAAGGTAGGCAGTGACACTTTAGGTGGCAGCTGTACTTTTAATGTAGGTTTATACACTAGCGCTGGTGTTGTTAAAGACGAAGATTGCTTTGCAAGCTCCGTTGCTGATGCAGCTGCTATGACAGATGTAAGATTTGAAGCGGCAGATATTAATACTGCTGGTCAAGAGGTTTACACTATAGCTGGTGATTCCTCAGATCCAGGCGGTCATTACTACGTTGCAGCTACATTTAATGCAACTGGTGGTACTGCTGGTACAATGTCATTCATTATTGAATACGTTATAAATTAAACAACCAGGACAGCGTAGCAATGCGCTGTCCTTTTTTATAGGAATTAATAATGGCTTCTGCGGTTGATATATGTAACTCAGCATTAAATATGATAGGCGCATCTACTATCCTTGCTTTAAATGAAGATAGTAAGGCTGGCAGAATATGTAATCAGCGATATGAATCTGTAAGGGATAGTGTTTTTAGAGCGCATCCTTGGAACTGTTTAATAGCAAGACAGACTTTAGCGGCTGACTCTGAAGCACCAAATTTTACATATTCAAAACAATTTACTTTACCGACAGATCCATTTTGTTTGCGAGTTTTGAAACTTTCAGATCCAGAAATAAAATTTGAAATTGAAGGGCGTAAACTTTTGACTGACGAAAGCTCAGTAGATCTTGTTTATGTTGCAAGAAAATTAGATCCAAATGAATACGATCAATTATTAATTAACACGATTGAAGCGGCTATAGCTGCTGATATAGCTTATGCTTTGATAGGCAGCACTACATTAACGGCAACAATGTATGATCTTTATAGAAACAAACTTAGAGAAGCTAGGTTTGTGGATGCTACAGAAGGTAACACCATAAACACTGCAAGCATAACTGATAGTGAAGTATTAGCTGCTAATACATTTGTTAATGCGAGGTTGTAATGGCCAAGGCTTCACCAACCTTAAATAACTTTACAGCTGGTGAGCTATCGCCAAGGCTAGATGGTCGCACTGATATAAGTAAGTATTTTAATGGTTCTAAAACCATGCAAAATTTTACAGTGCATCCTCATGGTGGCGCAAGCCGAAGGCCAGGTACAATTTATGTAAACACTGTAAAAGCCAGTGCTAATGCAACAAGATTGATACCTTTTGAGTTTAATGTTGAACAAGCTTACATACTTGAGTTTGGCAATTTATATTTTAGAATACACAAAGATGGTGGAACTGTAACAAGTGGCGGATCAGCTGTTGAAGTAGCAACTGTTTACACTTCAGCTGAAGTCGCACAAATAAAGTTTACACAAAGCGCAGATGTTATGTACTTAGTGCATCCATCACATCCAGTTTATAAGATAACAAGGACAAGCCACACAGCCTGGACATTTACAGCTGTAGATTTTAGGCGTGGTCCTATGCAAGATCCTAATACGACAGCAACAACATTAACGGCTAATGGTAGAACTGGAAGTGTAACAATAACAGCCAGTGCAGACTTATTTGCTTCAACAGATGTTGGAAGGTTAGTTAAATTACATGATGGTTTTGCAAAGATCACAGCGTTTACAGATGCGCAAAATGTAACAGCATCAGTGCAAGAAAATACAGCTGGTAGAACTGAATTGATGCCAAGTATGACGGCAAGCACTTTAAGTTTTGCAGAAGGTGATCCAAGCGCTACTGGCTTAGAACATAATGATAGAATAGTTGATAGTGATGCAAACTTTGTAAAAGAAGGTTTTAAGGTAGGGCAAAAGGTTGTCATTACTGGCGCTACAGAAACTGATAATAATAATAGTTCTGCATTACTTGTCCAGGTAACAGACGATACAATGTTATTTGCACCTTCAGTAGATGTTGTTGATGAAGCTGCTGGTGCTTCAATCACTGTTGCTGGATTGCTAGAAGCAGACGATGATTTTAGTTTAGGAGCTTTTTCTGAAACAACTGGTTTTCCAGCGTGTGTTAGTTTTTATGAAGAACGCTTAGTGTTTGCTGGAACAACAACACAGCCACAAACAGTTTTCTTTTCTGTAGCTGGTGATTTTGAAGATTTTGCAGATGGCACAAATGCTGCGGATGCTTTGAGTTATACGATTGGATCTAGTCAAGTAAACGTCATAAGATACCTGGCATCATCCAGGGTTTTGATTGTTGGTACTAGTGGTGGTGAATTTGCTGTGTCTGCTAGTGGATCTGCTGAACCACTAAGTCCGACTAATGCACAAATAAAACGACAAGCAAGTTATGGAACAGCAGATATACAGCCTATAAATGTAGGGCCAGTAACATTGTTTGTTCAACGAGCTTTAAGAAAGTTGCGAGAATTAGTATTTAACTTTGATACCGATAGTTATAATGCGCCAGATTTAACGATACTTGCAGAACATATTACTGAAACTGGTATTGCTGAAATGGCCTGGCAACAAGAGCCAGACAATGTGATTTGGTGTGTGCTTACTAATGGTTTTCTTGTTGGTATGACATATAGACGAGAAGAACAAGTCGTTGCCTGGCATGAACATATTTTAGGCGGTAGGTTTGGTGATGCTACAATAACAGTTACAGATTATGCAAATATAGCTGTAGGCACGACAATAAAAATTACTAAGACAGATGGAGAAACAATAACATTTGTAAGTGAAGCTGCTGGTGCTTCAGATCCTACAGATACAACATTTGGTTTTAGACCGCATACAGATAACAACACAACAGCAGATAATATATTTACCAGGATAAATGCACATTCAGATTTTACTGTGGCTAATCCAGCGGCAAACGTAATTACAATAACAGAAACTGATCCAGAAACAACTGGCTATACGACAATAGAAACTAGCGATCCGACCAGGCTTACAACAACAAACCAAGGTAATGCGGTTGTAGAATCTATCGCTACAATACCTGGCACAGCTGATGAAGATGATCTTTATATGATTGTTAAGAGAACTGTGAATGGATCAACTGTAAGGTATATAGAATATTTAAGTAATTATGAGTTTGGTACAGATATAAAAGATGCTTACTTTGTAGATTGCGGCCTTACATATGATAGCACAGCAGCAACATCTATATCTGGTTTAACACATTTAGAAGGTGAAAAGATTGTTGTCCTAGGTGATGGCGCAACACATCCAGACAGAACTGTATCGTCTGGCGGTATTACACTGGCTAGATCAGTGCAAAAAGCACATATAGGATTTAATTATAAATCAACATTGCAAACTATGAGAATAGATGCTGGCGGAACAGAAGGCACATCACAAGGCAAAAACAAAAGAATAAATAATATTACGCTGAGATTATATAAATCAGTAGGAGTTAAGGTGGGTAGCTCAGAAGCAGAACTAGATCTTATACCATTTAGATCTTCAGCGGATGATATGTCGGAAGCTCTAGGAATGTTTACTGGAGATAAGGAAGTCGAGTTTAGAGGTGGTTATGATAATGATGGTTTTGTTTTTGTAAGGCAAGATCAACCATTGCCATTAACTGTATTAGCAATATTCCCAAGGCTGCAAACATTCGATCAATGATAATGGTAGATTATAAGCCAGAACATATTGAGTCTATCCTAGATGGCGATATGAGTAAAATGGCTAGAAAATCATTTGGTATGGCTGAAGATATAGCTCATGGATTAGTTGCACCTGGACTAGCTTTTTCTGGTTTGATTGATGGTTATGTCATAGCAAGCGCTGGCATAAAACCACTTTGGAATGGAGTTGGTGAAGGCTGGATAGTTGCATCAGATAAAATGCCAAATAAAAAACTTAGTGTCATAAAACTCATTAAAGATAATTTTGATAAAATGATTCACGATCATAATTTTGTAAGAGTTCAAGCTGGTGTTAGATCTGATTGGCCAGAAGCAAAAAGATTTGCTGAATTTCTAGGTTTTGAGCATGAAGGCATTATGCGCAAATATGGTCCAGACGGACAAGATTATTATAGAATGGCGAGGGTTTTTTAATGGCAGCAGAAGCAGCTATAGCAAGTGCAGTATTTAGTGCAGCTGGATCTATCCAAGCTGGTAGAGATCAAAAAAGAGCTTATAATTATAATGCCCAGGTAAATGAACGTAATGCTCAAGTTGCTGAGCAAGATGCAGAACAACTCGTTCTTATGGAAGAAGTCGAAATTGGTAGATTTAGGCGTGAGTTTGACAATCTACAAGCAGCAACATCTCAGTCATTTAGATTTAATGGATGGATGGCTGACACTGGAACACCACTTAAAGTTGCCTTGGCTAACGCCCAAGAAGCAGATGAAGAAGTGGCTATCAGACGATATAATGCAAAAGTAGGTAAAGCAGAGTTAAAAGAAAAAGGCACACAAGAACGTATGTCTGCAAACCTAAATAGAATGTATGGCAGAGCTGCAATGAGAGCTGCATATTTTAAGGCTGGCAGTAGTTTATTATCTGGCGCTTCTTCTTACTCACAAATCAATGCACGATATGGAAAGTCAACTGTATGAGAGTTCCAACCTACAAATCACAAGCTAAATTATCAAATCGTTCTGGCGGTATAAATATGAGTGTGCGAGCAAGTCCAGGTGCGCTGTCTGCTGGATCACAAGCTATGGCTAGCTTTGGTGACCAAGCTATGAAAACAAGTTTACAGTTTTATGAGATTGAACGTAGAAACGACTATGAAGCACAAAAACAAAAAGGCATTGTTTCATTTAATAAAGAGCTAGAAGAAATAAAAAACAAATCTTTTTCTATGCCTAGTAGTGAAGCAGACACATACTTTGATAAGGAAGCAGAAAAAGCAAGACTAAGAATATCAAAAGATTTTACAAATGATGTAGCTCAAAGAGATTATCTTAATGAATCTGAAATAGATTATATTAATAAAAGAGTTTCAGTAGCAACTAACAGTAGAAACAGAAGAATAAATGACCAAGCTGCAACACATTTATCAAGAGTTGAGCAATTAAGGTATGATTCAATTTATGGAAATGCTGCTGAAAAACACGCTGCATTAAACGAACTATTTGGTGATAAACCTAATAAAAAAGAAGGCATATTTGATAAATTAAAAAGACTTCAGTATTACGACTCAACACAAGCTCTAACAG